AGCAACGTATGGTGTTGCCGCAGTTGGTATTAACATTCCGCGAATATTTAATTTAATGTTAATCGAACCAGGTAAGTCATTTGTTAGAGTAATACAATCAATTGGACGTGGTGTACGTAAAGCAGAGGACAAAGACTTTGTACAAATATGGGATATTACATCAACTTGTAAGTTCGCTAAAAGACATTTAACAAAACGTAAACGCTTTTATAAAGATGCAAACTATCCATTCTCTTTAGAAAAACTAGACTGGAAATAGTGTTTAATGAAAGTTATAGATTTAAGAGATCGTAAAACTAATTGTATAATATTACATTATCCAACAGGTACAGGTGGTAAGACACTTGGTAATGGATTAACATTGTCTAGTAATTCTGTTTTACAAGATTACAGAAAAATAAACTATACACAACAAGAAAAATATTTTTATCTGATTGAATCATTACACACGGTACATAATTCAAATGTATGGAATGATTTATGTTTAACAGATGCAGATTTATTTGGATTCAATGAAGTCGATCAAGCTTCAATGAACGACATACGTTTTCATGAAATCAATCCTACATTCCTAAAAGTTATTGAAAGAGAATTATTCTTTGTAATCACAACACATGACGAAGTTGAATTAAAACAAAGATTGTTATGTTTTCCTGAAGCTACTGTAATATGGTTTACAAATGTAAAACAACTACCAGAAAGATATTTCTCAAAAGGTAACAGTTACAAAAGTTTATTAGAATCAAATTTGAATAATGCATGGAATAGTATTAGTGATAACTCTTGGGGTGAATGTCCTACGAACATAGAACAGTACAATAATTTAGATAATAAAATTAAGTTAGAATTAGAAACATTTCACGACAATATAATTTTGGCAAAATTACAAAATTCATACGAAAATTGGAATAACATACCTTTTATTGAAGACTGTTTAGTTTTTAATTCAACACATTTACATGACAGTACAAAGTTCTTATCTTCTTGTAACGAACTATACGGTAAATTAGGGTTGGAAAGCTACAACGAAAAATATATTCAAAATTACCATTCTCTATGGATGAAAGTTGCTTTTAGGTCAAGCTGACAAAATATTAAGGTGAAGTTACATTAAAATATAAGTAACTTTTTTATAAAAATCCAATATGCGCATTCATACACTTGAAAATAAATCTTACGAAATAAATGAATTACCAGAAACAATAGAAGATATAAGGTTTGCTGTATTTGATAACAGTAATCCTAAAGATGCAGATTATTTTTTTATACCTCTAATATTCTTAGAGTCTTTTACTTCCCCAGCATTATTACTAGACATTGGCGGTCATAAACTTAAGATGCCAATCGATTGGTGTTTATTAATTGGTGAAGAAGAAACTGGTGACCTAGAAGCTATTCCTTTAACAAGTATTAACGACAGAAGCTTTAAAGCGTTTTCATTTAATAGCTTAACAGGATATAAAGCAGATTTTCTTTCAGTCGAAGTTATGGATGTATACAACGAGGTACAATGGTATAACCCAAAACTAAAAAATGGTCAGTACTTAGCAGTGCCAATAAATGACAAAGAAGAACCCGACGTTGTATATTTTATAAAAGACGTAACACGCAATTCACAAATAGTAGATTATAGTCAGGCATGGTAGTACCACGTAAGTTAGACTTATTTAACGAAATACTACCAGCCATTGATCGTAAAGATTATGATTTTTATGATCGTCTTACTGACGAACAAAAGAAAGAAATACAACCACTTTTATTATTGCGTTGGGGTGCTAGTATAGATATAAACGATCCAATATTATTACATTACTACCTAGCAAGTTTTAATCATCACGCTAATAAGAATTTTTTTAATTTATACAAACATCCTAAATTACAATGGTTAATGATTGCTGCTAGTAGTCCTAACTTGGGTAAGTATAGACGTAAATGGTTAGGTAAAAAGAAAACAAAAGATCCAAAGGATGAAATTAAAAAACAACTTGCATCCATATACCCAACCTATAAAGAAGATGATATTGAAGTGCTAAGTAATTTTGTAACAAAAAAAGAATTAAAACAGTATGACAAAGACCGTGGAAACTGATGTTACATTTAAATGTAAGTATTGTAAAAAATCTTTTAAACGTGAAAGTACTTTAACAGCACACGCATGTGAAAAGAAGAGACGTTATCAACAAAAAGATGAAAAAGGAGTTCGTATTGGATTCCAAGCATATTTACGTTTTTATGAATACACACAAAATCACAGTAAACAAAAGTCCGTTTATGACTTTATAGACAGTCCATACTATACGGCATTTGTTAAGTTCGGTAGATACTGTACGGATATTAATGCTGTGAACATTCCTCGTTTTATTGATTATGTCATCACAAATAATAAAAAGTTAGACTACTGGACAAAAGATAGTTTATACGGTGAATATCTTACAGACTTATTGTTAACCGAAGACCCTACATATGCATTACAACGTGCTCTTGAATATAGTATTAAATGGGCAGAACAAAACAGTGCCGATAGTAAAGACATACTTAGATACGGTAATTCAAATTCACTATGTTATGCAATTACGTCAGGTAAGATAAGTGCATGGGTGTTGTACAATTGTGATAGCGGTAATAAGTTTTTAGAAAACTTAAATACAGAACAAGCAGAACTTATTTGGGATTATATAAACCCAGATGTTTGGCAAAGTAAAATACAATCAAACAAAGACGATGTTGACTATATACAGTCAATGTTACAACAAGCGGGTTGGTAAATTGAAATACTCTGTATACAATCATTGGGATAAACTAGATACTTGTATTGTAGGCAAAACATATCCACCTGAATTCTATAGTTGGATTAGAGATTCAAAAACTCGTGTAAGATTCGAAAAACTTGCAGAAGAGACCGAAGAAGATTATCAGGCATTAATAAATTTATTACAAAAAAAGTTTGGTGTTAATACGCTTAGACCTAAATTTCCAGAAGATCTAAATGAACTATGGATCGATGATAAATGGGTACAACCTCCAACTGCACCAAGAGACTACTTTATTACAATACACGATAAGTTTTGGGTACCATCAGTACCCAACGAACATCATGCAAAATGGTTGTTTGATCGTAAACACGGAGAGTTGAAAGGGACTGCATATAACAATGCTTGGACAGAATTTAAATTACAAGATCAAAAACATTTAGATTACAAACTCAACTTCTATAAACATATATTTAATAAAATTGAATCTACTGGTACAGAAATAATCAAAACAGAATTAGATTTTATTAATGGGTGTTTTGTTAGTCGTTTAGGAGATAAATTATATTTTGCGACACAAAGTCAACACGACAATCAACAAGAATTACTAGACACTGTTAATAATCTTTTTCCAAACACACAAAATAAAATCGTAGATGCACAAGGACACGGTGATGCTGTTTACTGTCCTATAACAGAGGGATTGATTATTTCTATAAATGATATTCCGACATATAAAGATACATTTCCTGGTTGGGAAGTTGTATACTTACCAGATTCAAATTTTGCATACAACGATAAGTTTAAAGTAGCAATGACTAAAAACAAAGGTAAGTGGTTTGTACCAGGATTTGAAAAAGATAATAATATGATCGAAATGGTTGATCACTATTTTGATGAATGGGTTGGACAAGCAAGTGAAACTGTATTTCAGGTTAACATATTAATAGTTGATCCAAAGAATATAGTCGTGTCATCACATAACGATAAGGTAGAAGAAGCATGTGCCAGACACGGTATTGAAGTACACGTGGTTCCATTTAGACATAAGTATTTCTGGGATGCCGGTACACATTGTATTACAAACGATTTAAATAGAATAAAATGAGTGCAGACGTAGACATTGATTTTGCTGACAGAGAACAGATACTTAATTTAATTAAGAATATTCCTGCACGTCAACAAGATAGAAAACATAACAGTGGAGTTTATGTAACTGATATACCTGTTGATCCAATCAATGGTTGTTCTACAATTGATTACAAAGAAGCAGAAAAAAGGGGTTATTTTAAAATAGACTTTCTTAATGTAAATGTTTACAGTAATATAAGAGATCAAGAACATTATGACGAACTCTTGAAAGCAACTCCACCTTGGGAAAAGTTATTAGATAAAAACTTTTGTTCCAAAGTGATACATATATCTAATCATTGGAATGATGTTGTTAAGATGAAGCCAGACAGTGTTGCCCGAATGGCAATGTTCTTAGCACTTATACGTCCAGGTAAAAAACATTTAATTGGAAAGTCTTGGAAAGAAGTAAGTGAAACTATATGGGAACAAACAGAAGATGGTTATTCATATAAAAAAGCACACGCAGTAAGTTATGCAAAACTTGTTGCATTACATATGAATATTATTGATCAAGATTTTTAACTAAGGTTATTGATTTTCTCTTAGATCGTTTCTGAACAATATTATTTAAACTTGTACAAGGTCCAGATAGTAATTCCATATTTTTGTTATTGAAAGTTGTTCTGTATTTTTTAAACGCAGACCATTCATCTTTTAAAAACAAATTAATTGGAATACTCCTATTAGATTCCCACCACCAAGTTTCACCAAGTTCTAAAAATAATCTCTTAAGACTATCGTCGGTTATTTGTCCAAAGTCATACATAGTTGTTAAGACTTTATCTTGATTCATTATTATTCCAATGTATTCTTTGTCTGCGTAAAGTACTATCGACAAAAAAGGGTATTTTTCTTGTATGCGTTCAAACAACTGATTTTCCATAAATATATACTATGTATGCTACTAAGATTTATTTATATAAACAAAACCAGTTGGGAATCTTCTTTAACCAAGATGCAGACAACGGTATTAACAATTCTCAAAGGAATAGATATATGTATTCAGGAATACTAAAAGCAACGAAAGGTGTGGACACTGTAATTGAATTTCAGTTCTTAGATCAAAATCAAAAGCCAGTAGATTTGGAGTCGACGCCATTAACTTTTAAACTAATAAGTTCAGAAGATAATAGTTCTTTGTTAAGCAAAGGAATGGCTGTCACAGTGCCAGAAAAAGGCAAAGCAACTATAACTTTAACGGATACAGATTTATCAAGCATTGACACACAACGTGCTAAGTACAGTGTAACGAGAGTAAAAAGCGGTTTAACAGAATTGGCATATGTTGACGACAACGCAGGATCTCAAGGATACATTGATATTTTACCAGAGGTAAGTTAATACAAAACAAATGGCACGACGCAAAAAACCCAATACAGGCAGTAGCATTGTATCAAAACTGCACTTAAATCTACACGAAATTGAACCCATCACTGATGCACAGAAAGAATTCTTTACTAACTACGATGGTGGCAAAGGTCAACTACTTGTAGGGTATCCAGGTACAGGTAAAACTTTCTTAAGTGTTTACAAAGCATTCGAAGAACTCATAAACGGTGGCACTGAACTTTCACAGATTGTAATTGTACGTTCTGCTGTTCCAACACGTGATATTGGATTCTTACCAGGTGATTTACATGAAAAGTCACAAGTGTATGAACTACCATATCAAAAGATATGTAGTGAATTATTTGGCAGAGATGATGCTTACGGTATATTACAAAAACACGGCATTATAAAGTTTATGATCACTTCTTATGTGAGAGGTATCACACTAGACAATTCAATTGTTATTATTGATGAGTTTCAAAACTTTACAGCACACGAGGCTGACTCAGTGTTGACACGTCTGGGACGTAACTCCAAAATATTGTTTTGTGGTGACTTTATGCAGTCAGATGTTAAAACACACAAGGACAGAGATATTGGTAAGTTCATAGAAGTACTAGATTCTATGTCACAATGGTTTGATAAAAATTTATTTACTATCGATGATATTGTTAGATCAGGTATTGTTAAAGCATATATAAAAGCAAAGTACTTGATACACGATGGCGGATATTAAAAACATAGTAAGTTTTGGTTGTAGTTGGACATACGGCGACGAAGTCATTGATCCAAAATTAGAAAAACAGGGTTACGATCATTTTCACCGCTATAACGACGAATACAGACAGAATAATTGTTTTGTTGGTCAATTAGCATCAAAATACAATCTAAAGAACTACAATTATTCATATCCTGGTAGTAGTCTACAATCTATGCAATGGTGTCTAATTTGGTGGTTAAATAAATTTCCAAAAGAAGAAATCGAGAAGTCGCTTGTTGTTGTAGGATTAACTGGAGAAAGTAGAACAAGTTGGTGGGAACCGGAATATGGAGACAACAACAGAGATGATCCAAACCACTTTATACATTCAACTTGGCTAGAATTTAGTGGTCCTAATGTAGATGAAGGGTGGTTTAAACTTAGTAAATACTATTATGCAATGACGGCGTGTGATTCTTTGTCCCAATTAAATATTGATACTACAACAACTCTTTTTGACGGAATAAGTTCAAAATACAATATTCCTGTTTTACAATTTAATACAGTAGCCACAATGAAACCTACTAACATTAAGACTTTTTATGATATTAATGTAAGACGACAAATGTCAAAAGAACACTTTGCAAAAGGTGGACATCCAAATGTTAGTGGTCATACGTTCATAGCAAATAAATTAACCGAAATTATTAATACAAACAAATTATTAGGTTAATAAAGACATTGAGTATATATAATATATACAATGATCGACATTCTATCTTACTTACCAGCAAAACGTAAGCAAACTTCCAGTGGTTGGATTAGTTTTAATGCTGTTTGTTGCACACATAATGGTGAATCACAAGACAAACGCGGACGTGGTGGAATACTATTTGAGAACACTAGTGATTGGAGATATCACTGTTTTAATTGTAACTTTAATGCTAGTTTTACGTTAGGTAAAGGTGTTAATCACAAAGCACGCAAACTATTATCGTGGATTGGTGTTCCTAAGACAGACATTGATTGGTTAAACTTAGAAAGTTTAAGACACAAAAATTTAGCTGATATTGCTAGTGATAGGAATAAACAAGTTGTATCAAACATTAAATTTAAAGAAGTAGATTTACCAGATGGCGCAAAGTTATTAGAAGATACAGATACACAATACATTGATTATTTGAGACAACGCGGAATAACAAAAGACGAATATGCTTTTATGATAACTCCACAAGACAGTGGACGTAACGCGAATAGAATTGTTGTTCCATACACAAACAAAAACAAAATAGTTGGATTTACATCAAGATACTTAGATAACAAAACTCCAAAGTACATAAACGAACAACAACAAGGTTATGTATTTGGATTGGATTTACAAAAAGAAAACTGGAAATACGTGATTGTTACTGAAGGTATATTTGATGCTATAAGTATAAGTGGATGTGCTGTGATGCATAACAAAATAAATGATCAACAAGCACAGCAATTAAAACAACAATACAAAGAAGTTATTGTTGTGCCTGACCAAGATAAAGCAGGTTTAAAGTTAATAGACGATGCCATCAAGTATGGATTTAATGTAAGTATTCCAGAATGGCAAGATGATATAAAAGATGTTAATGATGCTGTAGTAAAATATGGTAAGGTTAAAACTTTGTTAGACATATTACAAAATAGATCGCAAAGTTCTATTAAGATTAAATTAGCAAAGAAAACGTTAGAACGTAGAGTATGAAAGAATATAGTGTAGAAGTACAAAAACTGTTTTTGGAGATGATGCTCAACGATGCTCAGAGTTTTGTACGAGTACAAAATATATTCAACGTTGAAAACTTTGATGAATCGTTACGAGATGCGGCAGAAATGATTGTAGAGCATAGTAGCAAACACAACACAATGCCTACGTTCGAACAAGTCAACGCTTCTGTTGGTAGTAAATTACAACCAGTTCCTGATTTACAAGAAGGACATTATGATTGGTTCTTAGAAGAGTTTGAAGGTTTTACAAGACGACAAGAACTAGAACGTGCTATTTTAAAGTCTGCAGATATGTTAGAGAAAGGTAACTACGACCCTGTTGAAAAACTTATTAAAGATGCCGTACAAATATCACTAACAAAGGATATGGGTACTGATTACTTCGAAGATCCACGTTCAAGACTAATGAAAATCAAAGACAACAATGGACAAGTAAGTACAGGCTGGCCTATGTTGGACAAGAAACTGTATGGTGGATTTAACAGAGGTGAATTACAAATATTTGCTGGTGGTTCAGGATCAGGTAAGTCACTGTTTATGCAGAACTTGATGATTAACTGGGTGATGGAAAAAATGAACTGTGTGTTTATTACACTAGAACTTTCAGAAGATTTATGTAGTATGCGTATGGATAGTATGATGACGGATACTGCAAGTAACAGAGTATTCAAAGACATTGACAATGTCGAAATGAAAGTTAAGATGATGCAAAAGAAAGCAGGCAAATTACGAATTAAATACTTACCAGCACAAAGTACAGTAAACGATATTAGAAGTTATGTAAAAGAATTAGAAATACAAAATGGTATTAAAGTAGACTGTATGTGTATTGACTACTTAGATTTGTTGATGCCAGTGGGTACAAAAGTAAGTCCAAGTGATTTGTTTGTTAAAGACAAGTATGTTTCTGAAGAAATACGTAACTTAGCGAAAGAGTTAGATGTAATTATGGTTACAGCATCACAGTTAAACAGATCGGCTGTGGAAGAAATAGAATTCGATCACTCACATATCTCAGGTGGTATATCTAAAATTAATACTGCTGATAATGTGTTTGGTATATTTACATCACGTGCAATGCGTGAACGTGGTAAGTATCAAATACAATTAATGAAAACACGTAGTTCTAGTGGTGTTGGACAAAAAGTAGAATTA